GGAGCCGTAAAAGACAATAATATTTTTTTGTATATATACCAAAACATAGCTTCTCTAAAGCTAATATCGTCTGGAACTAATGGATAGCAATCTTCATCTGTAGGAAAAGCCATATAACTTATACATACTTTACCTGATTCAAATGATGTTTTTATATAATCACAATCTACAATATAAGTATCTTCGTAAATAGTGTTTTCATTTACACACCCTTCACAATGCATTGATCTGTGAAAAGTGCTTGCACCATACTGCAAAGGTTGTAATTGAATTTCATTTTTAAAATAAACATTTTCTAATATTACAATTCTACTATTTATTTCATGCAACACGCTAGTTGTGCTAGAGTACTCTTGACCTGCTTCTTGAGCAGCTTTAATTTCAGCCTGCAGATCTTTTACCTTTTTAGTTAATGTGTCTAACTCCTGAGATGTTGAGGTACCAACAGCTGTATTAACAGCAACTTGGTTTATATAATATAAATCAGAAGGCATTACTGCTTTATGGTCTTTTATATCTAATACACATTGCTTTTGACAAAGTTGTGCAGCAGACCCTATATGCTCTAAAGCTTCTCCAATCCACTCTATAGCGTCATCTATCCAATTATCATTTTGAGGTCTTAAATCTCTAAAAACCTTTCTAATAATTTCTTTACTTGATACTGTTTTATATATAGCCATTAGTTAAATATATTTTCTATAGGAGGATCTATCCATCCACCATCTTGTTTCTTTTTTATAGGAACACACTTATCTTTCCCATTTACTGTTCCAGCATATCTATATCCTTCCCAACACGCTTTTCCATCTGCACCCTTTACTTTGCCTTTTCTAGCTCCACCATCTTTATAAAATCCTCCACATTCTTTACATCCCCATTTACGCAATGCTTTATTAATTCTTGAATTTGGATCATTTCTTTTCTTTTTGCCTGTTAGTTTGTTTTTCATACCCTTCATCCTTTTACAAAAAGAATCTTTTCTTTTCTTTCTTTTTCCTGATGGTTTATCTTCAGTTACTGGTGCTTTTATATCTTGACCTTGTGCTCTAAGAGATGCACGCCCTTTCTCATTTAAACCTCCTTCAGGATTCTTACCTTCTTTTCTAGTCCAAGCTCCGCCTGTTTTATTTTGTGATGCCTCTATAGCTTCATCTGAAACTGTTCCTTTACCAGGTCTAGAAGTACCACTTTTCTTTCTTTTATTTACGTAGTACCACAAACCTTTTTTGGCTTTCTTTCCGTCTTTTGTTATGTGATATTTACTCATTAATTTTTTCTAAATTTTAAATATGCTAAATCATCTTCTTTTAACATATTAATTAGTTTCTCTTTATTTCCTTTTATTCCGCGAGTTGCGTCAAATCTATAAGCAGATTTATTAGGAACAGAGCATTTGCCTTTTCTCCAATAGTATCTACAATAAAAAGGATCTGTATAATATATGTACCATTTCTTTCCAAGTTCTGATACATGATCGTATAATTTTTCGTTATTATCTAATAACTCTTTTTTATACTTATTACTTTCACCCCAGTCTATTACAGGTTTGCTAGGATTTCTTTCAATCCTAACTACAGATAATGTAGAGAGATTAAATCCCATATTAAAAGAGCCTCCTTCAAGGATATAGTCAAAAATCATCATATTAAATTCTTGGCATATATCCCTGAAGATCTCTTTTGAAACAGAATTTTTATTCTCTAAACAATAATCATCATATACATTTTTTAATGTATGCGACATTAGTATCTCATACCACCACGTCTAACTTTCTTTTTAGGTAAGTTAGAATTTTCTTTCTTTTTATCGTCTGCACGATCAGTAGTATACTTCTTACCACGCCACATAAAAGTTCCACCTGGACCTTGCTTTTTTCTTTCTGCAGCAAATGTGTCTTTAAAAGACATTTTATTTTCTGCTGGAGGAGTAGCCTTAATTGGCTCATTTTTAACTGGTGTAGTATCTACTTTTTCTATCGTTTTAGGTTCCGCTTTAGGCATAGCTTTACCTCTAAGCTTGTTTGCTTTTTGGTTTAACTTGTCAGCTCGTTTGTTTAAACGATCACTTTTTCTAACAGAACGTCTTACTTTACGATCAGCTTTTCTAGCGTCTCTCTTAGCTTGTCTGTCGCTCTTTTTCATTGCTCTTCTTTCAGCTGGAGTAGTTGCTAACTTTTCTTCTAAGTCTTGACCTTTCTGTATGTTTTTTGCCATTTTCTTGCCAGCTCTTTCCGCCTGCCTAGCAGTTCTTTTTTGTAGTCTACCTATCTTTTTTTCTGCTCTTTTATTTTCTCTCTCGTCTTTTCTCTTTGCACGCTTTTCTTTTCTTATAGCACGCGCTCCACCATCTTGAAATAATTCTGGAACAGGATCAAGTATCCATTCTCCACCGGTAGCATACATCATTTTTGCTCCACCTTTTTTCTTTTTGTTTTTTAAAGCTGACTTCATGGATTCTTCTTTGTTACCATCTTTATCGAAGTCTAAATAGTCAGGCTTTGATCCGCCTTTACCATACATTTTTTTCTTCTTGTTCATTTTAAATAGATTTAAATATTATTGTTTTTGAGAACGTCCTGCAGCACTTTTAGGGTCTTGCATTCTGTCGTTTGCTGTGTCACTTAATGTGCCACTTAATAGTTGTAATTCTCCATTAAGAATACCACTATTTATTAAGTTAAGCATATCCATAGGTATTGGAAACTCGTGATCATCATCACTATAACATCCTCCACCCGTACACTCCTTAAAGTCAACTAAGTCTCTAGGA